ATCTGGATGTGAGTTAATGGAGACTTCATACATATGGCCTTTTTCTTTTTTAAAAGGCGACATTTTAGACATATCGTCAATCAAAGCAGAATTGTCATCAAACACATGCTTCATAACACCTTTTTCAAAAATAGTGTTAACTGCATTGTTTTGTATGTCTTCAACATGACTTGCTAAATCATTTTCATCCATCATTGCATATTGCTCTGGTGAAAGAGAAAACGCATCAGCCATTGTTCCGCCCGTAGATGGCGTTTCTTTTGCAAGGCGATCACGATATTCTCTTGCAACAGGTTCTCGTTCTGCAAAATACAGCCCATGGCTATATGCCTGTGCGCCTTCGCCCGTTCCGATCTTTGACATATCAAATTTGTCAAAATCATGCGGTGAGCCGTGATAGGCGGTGATGCCTTCATTATCTGCCATTCCGCCGTCAGAAAATTTATGAATTCTTTTGATTTTTGCTACTGATGGGTCTGCCATAGCAATGGAAAGGCCACCTTCATCATGAACCAAATAACCCTTCATTCCTTGTTCTAATGTGCTTTTTGCAGCCTCTTTTTCGTTTGCCCCTGTGCCATAATGACCATGTTGACGGCCATAAACATCTCGGCCTGTCTTGTATGCTTGTTCATACGAAATAGATGGCGTTTTTTTGCGTTTGTTATACTCATATAGGCGATCACCAATTTTGCGATGCTCAAAAACATCTTCCCACGGTATGTATGGATTGGGACTTTTTTTCATAATTTTTTCCAAATCATCATCGCCTACAATTCTGTTAGGCAAAGATGCAAACCATTCTTTTTCTTCAGGCGTATAATGCAATCCGGCTATATACTTAGGGTCAATGGAAACTTCATGAACATGCATGGGGCCGCGTTTCAATTCCGTGGCCGTATCCATAACCATTTCATTTGCCCCCGCCCCCGCGCCTTCTATCGCCCTTTTGGGAGAAGGTGCAAAAAACGTAGAACCACGGAAATTTGATGGTTTAAATTCCGACAATTGCAAAGGACTTGCGTGATAGGCGGTGATTCCGCCACCGTCTGCTTTATGAGGTAAAGATGATTCATCCTTTAAAATATCTTGACCAATATCCTCATCTCTCCAATTTGAAATTATTTTTTTGATTACGTTGTGATGCTCTTCAGATCCAATCTTTGGGTATCCTGCCTCTTTAAGAAGAGGATCAACATGAGATGCGTAATATGCCTCAAGATTTGGATTTAGATCCTTGTTCACCGTGCGGTGATAATAATTTGCAGCGCCATTTGTTCCACGACGATATTTTTGAGCGGCGAAAAGAAGAATATTGTGTGTATCAATATGATATTGATTATCAACCATCACCGTTCTCCTGTAAATGTAGGAATACCGTGTTCTTCTTCTCGGATGTGAATGCCGGGAATAGCCATAGCAGGGTGATGGCTTACCATTCCGCCGTGAGCTAAAACTTCTTTTTTCTCTGGAGAATATCCCCATTCATTCAATGAGTCGCCGTTTGTAAAAACATCTTTTGCTTTCACACGCTTGCTTGCGATTTTATATTTCCCATTGAGAACGCTGTCGCCATGCAACTTTGCATATGCTTTTGTAGGCGTGACCCAATCGCCATGTTTGATCATTTGATTGATTGGATCTTCGTGTTTCATCGCAGCTTTATATGCTTCAATTGGAATAGCGCGGTGTATCAAAACAGGGGCTTCAGGGTTTCCTTTAATGCGAACAGTGTGGCGATATGATTCTTGATCAATAGGATCATTTTCATCACCATAATAACGCAATCCATGTGGCCCATATAAATCTTCAGGATAAACGCCCCTCGTATCATGCAATGGTGCGCCTACATCATCATCACGGGTAGGTGCTTGGTGGGAACCGCGATATTCATCATCCGGCATTCCACCGGAGTTCATCACCTGACGGCCTACATCAGGCATGTAATGGGTGGGGTATTGTTTGGAAAGGATTTCGCCACCGGAAGCAAAGTGGTCATCGCTCTGCGCCATCATATCGTTAATTTGATTAGCGTAATCCCCATGCAATGGAATCATATTTGATACAGTGACAGGATTTCTCTTGTCGCTATATTGCGGCCTAAATGTCATCGCATCAATTGGCTCACGAAACTCGCCATAATTTCCTCTGTAATGAATAGCAACGGGTGCAGAAGTGTAACCAGCTTTTGCAAGTGCTGCCATTCTATGACGGCCTTCATGACCACTAATTTTGCCATTATTTATTATCAAAAATGGAGATTGTGTTTCTTTCTCAATTCTCTCTCTATTTAAATCGCCCGCACCTTTTATAATTGTTTTTAATTCATCATCGTTAGATGTTGTCGCATGAAGGAATGCCATAGGGTTTACATACCCAACATGACTCTTTGATCTGCCATCATCATAATGTGATGCTCTAATTTCTTTGCTTAATCTGTTTTTTGACCACCCAATTGACCCACCTTCTGACTTTGTTATGTCAGGATTGGATGGGTCAAAATGACCACTATTGCCTGTCGCGGATTTGATTTGATGGGGGGCAAATACAACGGTTTCCCAAAATTTTCCCTCATGCCCATCAACATATTTATTAGGGGCGATTACGCCATCATGTCCTAACATTTTTAATTCATGTGTAATTTTTTCAGCCTCTTCCCGGCTTGTCGCTGCGGGTCTATTTTCAGGCCAGATATATGGATTTTCCAATCGGGCATACACAGGCATGACATTTTGTCCGGGATGAATTTCATCTCCAGAAATTGCTTTTGTATTTTTATATCCAGAATAAGCAGAACCAAGTTCAGGATTAGATGTTAAATAATGTCCTACGCCATACCAACCATGATCAGACGCCCCAGATTTTGACAAATCAAATGTAGAAAAATTAGCATCTGTCCCATGATATAAAACCATTGGCTTGCCATTTTCATCAACCACATGGCTATAACCAAACCAATTATCAAAATTTTTCTGGCGTTCTTCCTGATCAGTAATGACCGGCCCGCCTTGTGACTGTGTTATGTCGGGTGCAGATGGATCAAATGTTGCCTGTTGCGGACTTAATTTGTCTTGGGTCAAGCGCGATTAAATGACGGCCATCAGTAAAGCCATCATAACCGCCAGCCTGCAAAACACGGGCTTTCACTTCATTTGGCAAGTCCATGCTTGGGAAAATACCAATAGCATTTTCGCCTTTTTGCGCTTTTGCTATTGTTTCCCGCACTTTGCTTTGAGCATATTCACGATCTTTATGAGGATTGTTTTTTACAATCTCATCTTCAAGCAACGAAAGCATTTCAGGCGTGACTTTGCTGCCGCGCAAAAATGGGTTTTTTACACGCACATAAACAGGCATGACGTTCGCGTCTTGAATTTCATCCTCATACTTTGTTGCATAATTAGACGCTTCTTCAGGGCTTCCAGTAACATAGATACCAATTGGATTGTTTGCGTTGTTTTTTCTGCTTGCCGTTAAATCATAGGTTGAAAAATCGCCTTTTGTCCCATGATAAAAAACCTTTGGTGAGCCATCAGGATTTTTTGTTATGTCGTGCGACTGTTTATGCCACGCCATCAGGTTCTTTTCACGTTCCTTCTGGTCAGTAATGATTTGCTTCTGTTGCGCCTGTTCCTGACGGGCCTGATCTTTCTGCTGACGCTCCATGTCACGCTGCTGCGCGATTTGTTGGCGCTCCTGATCCTTCTGTTGGCGTTCACGCTCCTTTGGCGGAATCCATCCTCCGGCGGCACGTTTATGCGCTGTTTCAGCAAGATACCGAATAGCTGTATTCAGTGCGTGTTTGCTGTCAAACAGTGCCATTTTAACCTCTTAATTACCGACGGACATTAGGCGGAACAACGCCACCAAGCTGCTCTTGCTCATCAATCTCACGCAATGCGGGTTCAATCAATGGAGCAACAAGCTGTGCGCTTTCAGGATGAACAGCCAAATTCTGGGCAAGATCAACCAACTGAATGCGCTCCTTGGAGGCCCGATCAGCCGCCTTGGAACCCATTTCCTTATTGGCGTAATCAATCTCGTTCTGCACCTTGGCAATATCTGCCTGTGCCTTGACCGAACTGATCTGCGTATCAGACTGGTCTTTCTGTGCCTTGGCCTGCGCCATCATCTGACGGGTCTGGGCATCCATCATAGCTGCCTGCGCCCGCTTGCCATCGGATTCTGCCTTGGCAAGTCCTGCCATCATTTCCGGTGTCGGCTGCGGAGGCGTTCCTTGCGGGATCATAAACTGTTCCGGATTGCTCCATCCGATAGCTTTCAATGCCGCCGTGTCTATAGCCACAGGATTGTAAAGATCCGGAGCCGATGCCTGAAGCTGCTTCAGAGCCATGATCTTCATCAGACGCTGCGTATGGCTTGCCGTGTTTGGATCTGCTTGCGGGACCAACTCACAATCATTCAAAGCCTGAATGAATGTCTGCTCATTCCATTCCACGGTAGGACGCTTGCAACGCTCCCAAAATGATTCGGGATGCTCACGGAAGCAACGGACCAGAAGCTGAAACTCCTCGGCCTGAGCCGAATGAAGCCGCTTATGGACCGCATTCATGACCTTTGTTGCTTGTTCAATCATAGCCAACGTCGTGCCGACAGCGGCATCCGCACGGCCTTCGCCAACCTGAAGTTCAGATGTTCCGCCGACGCGCTGACCCGTCTCAACCATGTTGCTGATCAGGTTCATAAGAGCCGCACCAGGCTCCTTATACGGCAATGGCATAATGGCCTGATTGATTGGCATACCACCTGTCTTGACCAATGCCCCACCACCAGGCGGGACACGGAAGATGTTGGTGTTCTGACGCGCACCCGTATCTGCCATCAGGAAGCCAGGGAAATTGGCAAACATCCCCGCATCCAACATTTCACGCCATGCCGCCGTGGCCGCATTCGTCGTGTTGCCAAGAATGTGCAGAAGGCCAATGTCATAGAACCCAAGGCCAGGCACAAACGTATACTTGACGAAGTTCACACGGGCGGTCGGAAGCTGCTCTTCGTCCTCTTCATAGTTACGGACGATAGACAAAATTTCCTTTGTTGAGACATCAATCGTAATACGATATGGGATCTCAAGACCCGTTTCCTTGTTTTTGTATTTATGCTCAAAGCCAGGGATATTCAGTTCACAATAGATCTCATAGATCTCACGATCCCGATCTTCCGGTTTGAATGAATCCCTTGTCACGCCCTGTTGCGCGTCTTTTTCACGTTGCACTGGGTCAAGATCAATCGGCTTGGGCGTTCCAAGATCAACGTCACGATAGACATTCAGGATCTGCAACCGTTTGATCGTGGACGGGCGCATGAATACCCGATGGGTAATCCGCTTTGCATTCCGGATATCTGTCGCCATGTTGTTGACGATTAGGTCATCCGCATCCACGCTTTCCGAGACAGGGCGCTGACGCAATGGGCAATAATAGATCTTCTTGAATGCCGTTCCGCCGAAGCCAAGCATCAGCAACATCCGGTCAGTATCCGGATAATACTCTGAGGCAACGCTCGTCAGGTAATGGTTCAGGTCCTTTTCCAAGGCATTTGCCATGAAGTCCTGTTCCATTGTGTCGCTGACCGAATCAACGCGCACTTTTACAGGGCCATCCACCGGAAGAAGTTCCGAACGGGCATTGGCCTGAAAGCGCAATACCGCCTCCAGAAGAAGCGGATGCCGGACCTTGGACATGCCTTCAACCGGCGCACCGTCTGGGGTCCCCTGAAGTCCAGGGATTTCCAATTTAAGACCAAGAAGTTTCACTCACGGCGGCTCTGAAGGTCATCCTCAACGCCTGTAATCAGTTCTTCAGCAATACGGGTCAATGCGCCCGCATCAATATCGTCAACCAGATTTCGGAACCATTCCTTGGCTTTTTCAGCCTCTGATTCACCATCTTCAATCGGTCGGCCATCCAAGGAGATGCTGATAGAGCCATCCGGATGTTCAATCTTGATGATATTGCCCTTATCATCTGATTCATAATTCGGGGCATCCTCATCCACCTCAACCTCAACGTCCCCATTGGTCTGGGCAGAGACTTCCGGCTCTTCGTCCTCAATCAAACGGAGGTTATGTGGGACTAATCCTGCTGCGGCCATCTCAATTATCCTCTTGTTGAGGGAGTTCTTCCATCTCTTTGACAAAACGCGCAATGCCGCTTTGAGCGGCTACTGTATCGTTTCTCGCCTGAATTTCATAGGTTCTGACGTAATCATAAGGCGGCTGACCCCATACTTCTACTTTAAAAAAGCCAGTTCGGGTCGGGGTGGATGGCCTAAGCACATCTACCACAGCATTAGCCAAAACTTGAGCCATATTCATCTCCGCGACAATTATTGGAGATTACATCATTTTTTGTCGTGTGGCTATCAGAAGAGGCGACAGATTTGCGTTACGTCGGGGTATTATAAAGGGTTGAACGTCTTGGCTCATTACTCCGATCAGCCGACTGGATGTAAAGAACCGTTCTTTTCGGCTTTTTGACCAAATCAATGTTGCTGTCGGTCACGCAATCAATCTCTTCACTGTCTTTTATCGGCTTTTGTTTGGCCGCGACACCACAACTTGGGCAAAAATGTCCAATTTGTTGAGAAAAATCCTCTATTCCGCGCTTCCACCAGCCTTCTTCCACCGGAAAGCCATTGTCTGTGCCTCTTGCAAGGTCAAAACTGGCCGCAACTTCACAAAAATAAGCCCGTAATTCGCCATTTAACTGCACGATAGACGCTGACCACTCACGATTGATGTCACATTCCGTGATCATCTCCCACATGGTAGGCTCAGGATACAGGTCTTTGATCGCTGCCAAGATCGGAGCATGGTCAGAATTGCCCCGATAGTTCCAAACTAACGATCCATTGGCTCTCGCCTTCTGTGCCAATTCCTCCAACGGGCCTTCTGCCTTCTCTGCACCATGAGAATTCAGGTTAAACGTCCCGAAAGTCTCAAGACATAGGTCTTTGTGTTTGAAGTAATTGTTGGTCCAAAGTCCCCTTTGCATCTTGTTAGGGACTTCCTCAACAAAGATCTGGCACAGTTCTTTAAACTTCGGATGCATACAAGGATTGCCGCCGATCATGGCAATCACACCCCAATAACCCTTCATGCTACGCAGAGCGGCACGAAAGTTATCAGGCGTCATGTCCCAGAAGTGGTCCTGATTCTCCAACAAACGGGTGCAGTTAGAACAGGCCAGATCGCACTTGTTGGTCACATCAATGCAAATGATGTGCATCTTGTTGGGGCCGCGCATCTTTGTGACGGCTTCAGCAAATTTCATTTTGGCGGCTCCGGTAATGGCATCCAATGGGTTGGTTTTACGTCCAAAATATCGCCATTAATAATTTCCCTCCAAAATACGCGGGGGCTTCCAGCCAATCCATCAATAAAATCGTTCCCTGTATATATACTTTCCAATTCTAATATTGATTGACCAACACATCTATTTCCATTTTCATTTATCCAAGAAATAATGACATATTCTTCCCAAGGAACTGTCTCAATTGGTTGCCAATTCATTTTGCCCTCCAAGGTAAATCACCTGAATATTTAGCCCTGTTCTTGATGTTCCCATCAAAAAACCAAGACCGAAGATCACGTTTTGGGTTTAGCATATAATTGACAGTGTATTTTCCGCTTTCGCCAAGGGGAACGCTATTGTCAAATATCCACTTTGAGACATAGCGGTCTCCGACCATCAATTCGCCAGTTGTATTATACCAGAGAGTAGAAATTCCACAGGCCATACGGCGATCCATAAGAAAACAGTTAAGATCAATGAACCCACTATAGCGGCCCAAAGACTCAAAATCGTCGTAATCGTAAAAACTTCCATCAGGATTAAGAAGCCGTCTAAGGGAATGAGCCACAGGCTTGTCTTGTTTTGCATTGACCAATTCCTCAATATGATTCGGTTCAAACGTATTGTCATCGTCTAACCAACAAATCATGTCCTCTTGGACCAGATAGGCAGATGCAGCGACAATTCCGCCGTTCATGACCCCGTTTCCGCCGGTCTTAACAGGCAACATGCAAAGATTTTGAAGGTTCAACATGTTCGCCTTCGGTTCAAAAATCGTTTCTCTGCCATCTGCAAAGACGTAATGCTTGCATGGATACGTTTGTTTCCAAACGCTTTCTACGCAATCAACAAGGCTATCACGACCAGTCGTGGCGGTTACAACGGCTACTGAAACCATGATGAAATCTTTCTGAAATATTCAATAGTCATGTCCAAGCCGTCATCCAGACTAACCTTCGGCTTCCACTTTATCGTTTCTTTTGCCGCCGTGATGTCAGGCTTTCTGCGCTTTGGGTCATCCTCCGGCAGATCAAAGAAAGCAATTTTGCTCTGGCTATTGGTCTTTTTAATAATTTTCTCAGCCAGTTCCAACATCGTAATCTCATCCGGATTGCCAATGTTGAGAACAGTAAAGTCCAATTTCCTGCTCGCCATGCGGATCAATGCATCCACAGTATCAGAAACATAGCACAGGCTTCTCGTCTGAGATCCGTCTCCAAAAACTGTCAAAGGCTTCCCAAGCAATGCCGACATGATGAAGTTGGATACAACCCGCCCATCATTGGGTCGCATGTTCGGGCCATATGTATTGAATATCCGAGCAATGCGGATGTCCATCTCATAGTTGCGGTTGAAGTCAGCGCATAGCGTCTCGGCGGCTCTTTTGCCTTCGTCATAACAGGCCCTTGGACCAAGCGTATTGACGTTGCCCCAATACCCTTCCTTCTGCGGATGCTCCAACGGATCTCCATATACTTCAGACGTAGATGCCTGAACGAATACGCCATTGGTCGTGGCCGCATTGTTCAACAGGTTCCATGTCCCCTGAACGCTTGTCATCAACGTGTTGAACGGTTCTCTCTGATAATAAACCGGAGAAGCAGGGCAAGCCAGATTGAACGTATAATCTGCAAACTCATCTATATCGTCGCAAATGTCGCCCTTCAGAACTTCAAAGCCATCCTGCTTCAGCAATTCAGAGATATTTGCCAATGTCCCCGTTGAGAAATCATCAATAACCGTGATTTCATTGCCATGACCGACGAGTGCATTGCACAAATGATGACCGATGAAGCCTGCTCCACCGGCTATTATGATGCTAGAATCCTTAATCATTATCCCCCCTATAAAATATTAAACAGTCCCATATAACGGCTCAGGTTCTCTCCCCTTAAAGTCCATATCTCTATTCAATTCAGCCGTTCTTTCTTCCCCTCTGACGAGCATACCCAACTCACGCAAATGACGCAATGCCATACTTACCGTATCAACCAAATCGTCATGTTTTCCT